GCCCAGATCGAAGCCGAGGTAGGACGCGTGGTCCTCGCCAAGGCCGGCATCCAGCTGACGCCGCAGGCGATGAGCGCGTTGGCCGACGAGATCACCGTCGCCGTGACCGCGCAGCTGCCACCGACATTCGGGCCGAAGGACATCGTCGTCACCAGCGACGAACAAGGCGCCATCAGCGTCGACCTCAGCCCCAAACTAGTGGCCGGCCTCGACGGCCATGAGCCTGGCGACGACGAGACCTGACGCGGTTTGGCGAGACCTGACGCGAATCGCCGGATAAAACGCGACCTGGCGTGATCTGTCGCCTTGTAAGGGCCCCCCAAACGACCGACTCTACCTGTATCCTCCGCGAGTCGCGTCGCGATGCTAGCATCGCAGCGCCACGAGTCGGATACAGGCTGGTGACACCGGCCCCCGAGCCTCGCCGCTCGGGCACATCCTACGCTGGGCTAGGCCCCTCGACGACCCCGACCCCCGACGTCACCAAGGCGCCGGGGGTCATCTCTTCGGAGGGAAGTCGGAGACGCCGGAAGGCGACCGACGAGACCTCCTGAGCCGTTGCGAATCGATGCGCATCAGTCCGGCCGCGTTGCGAAACAGCCGGAGCCGAACCGCTACCCGACCCGACAACGGCAGACCCGGGGACACCTCCCCCGTGGCGAAACACCATGGCACGTCGCTCCAAGATCGAGACGCTCGGCATCGAGGCCGAAGTGCTCGAACTGTCCTCGCGAGGGCTCGGCTCGCGTCTGATCGAGGCCGAGCTCCGCAAGCGCGGCATCAAGGTCAGCTACTCCGCGATCTGCCGCTTCTTGTCCGACGAGACCAAGGACCGACAGAAGGCGCGCAAGGCGGCAACCGCCGTCCGGGCCGCCGAGATCGCTGGCGCGGCTGGCGAGGACGCCGAGTCGAACCGCGGCCAGCTTCAAGCCGCGATGGGCCAGGCCGGCTTCATGGCGGTGCACGGCTACCGCCGAACGGGCGTGCCCGAAGAGGGCATCCCGTGGACGGTCGAAAAGCTCGACGCGCAGGAGCACATCCGCGCGGTGGGCGAAGCCCGGCAGCTCGGCGCCTACCTCATCGAGCTCGCGGCGGGCTCTCCGCGCCCGGTCGACCCCCGCGACACCGAAGCGGTGAAGAAGATCCTTGCCGGAGCCTTCGGCTACCCCGAAGCGCCTGGCGCAACGACCAATCCGCAAGAGGCGCCGCCCTCCATGGAGGAGCACCAGCCGCCCGTGGTTCACTGACCCGGAGGCGCCATGAGCCGCCCTCTCCTGACCAGCTATCAGCGCTGGGTCGCGAGCGATGTCCATCGCTCGGTGGCGATGGACAAGGCGCGGCGGATCGGCGGGAGCTTCGGCGCGGCGCACCGCGCGGCGCTCCGCGGCATGGGCTTCATGGTTCGCGACGGGCAGCTGCTCGACAATCCGCTCGGCCCCGTCCCGCAGAAGCTCGTCTCCGCGTCACAAGAGCAGGCGAACGAACTGCTCGCCGAATGCCTCCAGCACGTCGAGGCGATCGCGAGGGTCTACCCCGACCCGAGCGTGTGGCCCGACGGGTCGCCGGCCAAGATGCGATTCAAGCTCCGCAACGGGGTTGCGTTCCGCGCCATCCCCGACAACCCGCGCACCGCGCGCGGCGGCGAGGGGGACGTCACCCTTGACGAGTTCGCGTTCTCCCGGGACGCGAAGGCGATGTGGTCGGCCGTCAAACCGATCACCGATCCGAACCTCGCGAACCCGCGCGGCTACCAGCTCACGGTCATCACGACCCCGCTGGCCGAGGGCTCACTCGCTCACCGGATCTGTCGAGGCGACGGGAGCAAGCACGACCTCTTCCGGCACTTCTCCCGCTACCACATCGACATCTACTCCGCGGTGCGCCGCGGGTTCCCCGACCCAAGCGCGAGCGCCGAGGCCCGAGCGGCCTTCATCGAGCGCATGCGCGAGGAGGCGGGCGACCCCGCCACCTTCGCGCAAGAGTACGAGTGCAGTTGGCTCGCGGCGAACGCGCAGTTCATCCCGCTCGGCCTGCTCAACGATCGGCGCTACGAGCCTGGCGACCTCCCTGTAGAGGGCGAGGAATATTGCGGCTACGACGTCGCACGCAAGAAGCACCTCGCGGTGCTCGCCACCGTGCGCAAGGTCGGCGACGTCCTCTGGTGCCTCCCGATGGAGGAAGGCCGCGACGTCCTGCGGCAGGCCCCGTTCGAGCTCCAAGAGGACCGCTGCTCCAAAGCGATCCAAGACGGCGCGCGACGGTTGTGCATCGACGCGACCGGCATGGGCTCGGCGCCCGCCGAGAAGCTGCGGGAGAAGCACCTTGGGAAGGTCGAGGCGATCGAGTTCACGAGCGCCGTCAAGGAAGAGCTCGCGACCACGATGAAGCTCGCGCTCGAGCAAGGGCGCTTGCGAATCCCCTACGACCGCGACCTGATCTACGACCTCGCGTCGCTCCGAAAGATCGTGAGCGGCGCGGGCAACATCCGCTACGACGCCGACGACTCCGGCGGCTCCCACGCTGACCGCGCATGGGCCCTCGCCCTCGCGGTGCACGCCGCGATCAAGCCGCGCGCGAAGGCGACGTCATTCCGGATCCACGGCCTGTAGGAGCGTCAATGACCGATGCCCTCAAGCAGGCGCTCGAGGCCACGCGGGCCAACTATGAGGCCGAGCGGCTCTGGAGCACGTTCCTCCTCGACGCGTACACGGGCGGCGGTGGATTCCAGGGCAGCGTGCGTCAGCCCGACGCCGGATGGTGGGGCGCCGCATCGACGCGCTACGCGCCGAGCAACGCGCTCTACAGCCGCGACGACAGCTCGCTCCCCGAAACGTACCTCGACCGCTTCCCGCGCGAGGATGCGCCGAAGTTCAAGGGGCGCATCGCGGTCTCGCACTATTGGAACTTCGTCGGGCCGCTGACCGACCTCAAGCTCTCGTACATGTTGCGCAAGGCCTTCGCCTACGACGGCCAGCCCGACGAGCTCGCCGCGTGGCGCGAGGACGTCGACGGCCAGGGCACGACGTGGGACGAGCTCCGGCCCCTCGTCGCGCTCATGGCGGCGCTGTGGGGCTGGACGCCGGTGCTCGTGGACATGGACCCGGCTCCCGAGGGAATGTCGAGGGCGCAGGCCGCCGACCTCGGGCTTGGGAAGCCGCGCGCGATCCCGCTCACCCCCGCGAACCTCCGCGATTGGTCGCACGACGGCAAGGGCTTCACGTGGGTCAAGGTCCGCACGGACCACGTCGAGCAGGAGGCGTGGAACGCGAAGGCGACGCAGGTCGCGCGCTACACCATCTGGACCCCGGAGACGGTCGACGTCTACGAGGTCCGCGAGACCGACGGCAAGGACGCCGAGGTCCGATTCGTTCGCACCGGGACGCACCCCTTCGGCCAAGTGCCGATCGCGATCTTCAGGCACTCACGTTGCCCCGGCGACGACGTGCGCGGGCTCCCGATGCACGCGGGTCCCGCGGTCGCGAGCAAGAGGTTGTTCAATCTACTGTCCGAGCGCGACGAGCACATCCGCCAACAGGTGTTCGCGATCCTTGTGATGGTGCGCGAGGGCGAGGGGGCCGTCACCCTCGGGACCGACAACGGCCTCGGGCTCTCACCCGAGGCGAAGAACCAGCACTACTACCTCAGTCCCGACCCCGGCATCGCGACCACCTACAAAGAGGCGATCGAGGCGGAGATCAAAGACGGCATCTACCGCCCCGCGCGCGTCGAGTTCTCGCGGCCCACCGCGGCCGCGGTGAGCGGCACCGCTCGAGCGTACGAGTTCGCCCAGACCAACCGCGCCATCGCCGACTTCGCGGGCGAGTACGCGCGCGGCGAGGCGTGGATGGACGAGATCGCATGGGCCGGCCTCGGCAAGGACCCGAGCAAGCTCGACAACTACTCTGTCGGAGCCCCGAAGAGCTTCGACATCGAAGACATGGCGTCGGAGATCAAGAACACGCTCGACGCCATCTCCGCCGACCTCGGCGCGACGATGGAGGCGCGGCTCAAGTACCGGCTCGCGCAGCACCTCGACCCCGACATGCCGGCCGACGTCCTCGCTGAGGTCGAGGCCGAGCTCGAGGATGCCGCTGCGCAGTCGCAGGCCGATCGGGCGATGGCCCGCGAGCTGCTCAATCAGCCGCCCAGTTCGGACGAGGACGCCGACGAGGACGCCGATCCCAACGCGGATACGAATCAGCCACCGGCGCCGCCCCCGCCGGGGTGAAGGAGAATCGACATGCGCTGGTACCTCAAGCAACTGCTCCCGCTCAGCTACCACTCGACCTACGGTGAGGGTGGGCAGCGTCGTCACTCTGTGACCTGGCGCATGTGGTTCGGCCGGTGCTTCGACATCCGGGACGCGGTCTCGGGCTGATGGCCACCATCAAGACCCCGACCCCTGCACGTGTCATCTCGATCGAGGTGCACGATGACGGGCACGTGGTCGTCGACGACCAGCGACGCGGTAGCGACAACGCGACCGCCGTCCGGCTCGGTAGACACGAGGGGAGCGGTCTGCTCGCCGAACTCTGGACGGCGATCACCCGGTGAGTCGCGCGCCCCTCACCGGGTGTGCCTACCCGCTCCCCTGACCACCCCCGAGCCTAGGAGGCAGGATGGCGGATCCCGCCGAAGAGGTGGCCCGGCAGCTCCACGTCGAGCGCCGGGCCGCCGTACTGCGCCGGCTGCTCCACACGGACCGCCGCCTCGACGAGCTCTATGAGCGCGCGGGAGCGCGCATCCGCCGCCGCCTTCGGGCGAGCGGCTTCACCGATCTCGAGGTGGCGTCGATCCTCCGCGAGGAGCTCGAGGCCGTCGAGGCCGGGCTACTCCCCCTCGTCGAAGCGGACATCGTCCACGCCGCCGAGTCGGGCGACGAGACCGCGCAACGGACGCTGCGCCTCCTCGATGCCGTGGGGGGCGAGTCCCTCCCTTTTCGGCCGGGCCCTCCGCTTCGATTGCTGCGCGCGTGCTCGCCGCGGCCCGGATCCGAGGGCGGCTCACGATCGACGGGCTGAGCCTCGCGGCTCGGTACCATCGCAACCATCTTCGCTTCGCTGAGCAGGCGCGGCGGCAGATCGTCGCGAGCGCGCGAGCCGGCGAGAGCGTCCAACGCGTCGCTGAGCGGCTGCTCGACCAGGGCTCCCCGATCGTCCGGCTCCCCGAGCACGTCGAGGACCTCGCCGCCGTCGCCAGGCGCGCCGCGGCGGGCGACCCCGAGGGGCGAGCGGCCTTCGACGCCGCCGTGAATCAGTGGTCGGGACGCATCCAGCGCCTCGGCCAGGGTGGGCGCCCCGGGACCTACACGGTCCGCAGCGCGACGCAACAACTCGTGCGCGACCTCGACGGGGCCACGACGGCCCAGGTCGACCGCGCAGTCGATCGGTGGGTCCTCGACCGCGCGCGACACCAGGCCCGCACGATCGCTCGACACGAGACCGCCGAGGCCTTCCGCGACAGCTACCGCGAGGCGAGCGCGAGCTCCCCTGGGGTCGTCGGCTACCGCTGGACCCTCTCGCCGCGCCACTCGCGGCCGGACGTCTGCGGCCTCTTGGCGAATCAGGACCTCTACGGCCTTGGCCCCGGCGGCTACCCGGTCGGCGCTGTTCCCGCGACTCCGCACACGAATTGCCTCTGCGCCGCGACCGCCATCGTCGATCGCGCGCACATGCGCCGGCAACTCGCGCAAGAGACGGGTGGCGAGGAGCCCCCGCGCCCATGGGAGAGCGGGACGCGTGAGACCGCGACCGAGTGGCTGCATCGCCAGCCGCGCGCGCTCCAAGACAAGCTGCTCGGTCCGACGCGGGGCCGCATCCTGCGCGACCCGAGCGATGCACGCGACGTGGTCACGCAGCGCGGCATCCCGATCCCCGTGCACCAGGTCCTCGGCCTCCCCCCGCCCGTGCGGCGCGACGGCCCGGCGGTGCGCGCCCGACCCATCATCCGCGCCGACCGCGCTCGCGGCCAGGTGCAGCCCTTCCCACGAGCACCACGACTTCCGCGGGCCGATGACGGCCGGCGCCGGAGATAGACCATGAGCAAGACTCGCGACACCGCCGACCTCCCCGGCTCCCGCCTCACCGCCCTTGAGGCGGCCTTCGCGCAGCTCCACGCCGCGCTCGGCGCGTCCGGTGGTCTGCCGCACCACGAGGTGACCGACCTCGTGACCGCGGCCGCGGCGACCGACGAGGCGACCAGCGTCGCGCTCGCGAACGACCTCAAGGCGCAGTACAACGCCCACATCGCCGACACGGACGCGCACGTCGCGGCCGACGCGACCAACCCCACCGCCGCGGCCGACGCGACCGACCTCGCGACCGTCATCACGTTGGCGAACGAAGCGAAGGGCGACCTGAACGCACACATCGTCTTGACGGCGTCTCACCGTGGGGCGGGCGGGGCCGGGGGGGGGGTCGGGGGCCAGACGGTCACCACCGCCGACGGCACCGATCAGACGACCGCCAACGCCCTCTGCAACGCGCTCAAGGCGGCCATGAATCGCCACTTCTCGGCGGGCGCTCCGGACATCGCGCTCGTCGCGAGCTGATGGAGCCCTCGCTCCACATCGCGATCCCGTCGCTCGACGGCCGCCCGCACGTCGAGTGCATGATGGGCGTCCTCGAGTGCTGGGGTCGCTGGCCCTGCCAGCTCGATGTGGTGCGGGGGTCGTTCCTTCCGCGGTCGCGCGACCTCATCATCGCGGGCTTCCTCGCCGACAAGACGGCGACCCACCTGCTGAGCGTGGACTCCGACATGGAGTGGCACGCGGGCGACGTCGCGAGGCTACTCGAGCTCGGCGAGGACTTCGTCTTCGGGTCCTACGTCGGGAAGCGGCCCGAAGCGCCGATGATGGCGTCGAGGTCCCTCGGGGTGGGGTGGAGCTCCGGTCTCGACGCCATCGGAGAGCACGTCGTCGCTCACGAATACGAGCGCTGCGGGGCCGGTTTCCTGCTCATCTCACGGGCCTGCGTCGAGCGCATGGTCGAGCACTACGCGCCGACCGACACCTACCTCGACGCCGAGGGCCGCGAGCTCGTGGGTCTCTGGCAGACCTCGGGCCGCGTGGAGCTCGACGGCCGCATGGTCGCCGAGGGCGAGGACTACGCGTTCTGCCGTCGATGGCGGGCCATCGGCGGGCGCATCTTCACCCGCGACGACGTTCGGATCGGGCACATCGGCCCGCACACGTGGCGATGAGCCGCCCGAGCACCGCTACCCCGCGCACGTGGGTGACCTCGCGCGAGCCCTTCGACGAGGGCCCGGCCGAGCCGCCCGATGACCGTGGCCCGTCCTGCCGCCGATGCGGCTCCCTCGTGCTCGAGGGCGAGACGTTCTGCGACGAGTGCATCGACGCAGACCTCCAAGACTGACTCAACACCCGTTGACCGCGCGAGGGGGCTACGGCCGCTCTCGCAACCGCGGGCCCGATCGGCGATTCGTCCGATGGCGTGAGGCCCGCACCTTCACGCGCCGCGCTCATGCGGTGCCTAGCCGCTATCGGACTCGGCCGGTGGATCGCGGCGTCACCGAGGACTGAGCGGACCCGGACGCCTGACGCCGGGGGAGACCGACATGAACCCGATGGACCTGTTCCGCTTCAACAGCCTGACCACCGCGCTCTGCGCGATCACCCTCGCGAACGACCTGCCCGGCGAGCGCTTCCTCTTGGAGAGCGAGCCCGGCGGAGGCGGAGGCGGAGAGCCGCCGAAGACGTTCACGCAGGACGAGGTCAACGCGTTTCTCGCGAAGGAGCGCAAGAAGCTCGAGGCGAAGTACGCCGACTTCGACGACGTGAAGACGAAGGCCGGCAAGGTCACCGAGCTCGAGGCGCAGCTCAACGAGCTCACCGAGAAACTCGAGATGGCCGGCAAAGGCGAGAAGGAGCGCGAGAAGCTCCTTGCCGAGAAGCTCACCGCGAAGCTCGAGAAGGAGAAGCTCGATCTCGCGAAGGAACGCGACGACGCGAAGGCGGCGGCCGAGCAGTCCGCGAAGGCCCTCCGCACCACGCGCATCCAGCACACGCTCACGGGCGCGCTCACCGGAGCGAAGGCGCTCCCGGGCGCGATCGACAAGGCGACTCGCGACTTCATGTCGGAGGCCGAGATCGACTTCGATGAGGCGACCGGCAAGATCACGAGCGTGACGCTCGACAGCGTCCCTTACGCCGATCTCGCGAAGGCGAGCGAAGCCTACCTCAAGGCCAACCCCTTCTACGCCTCGGCTCCGGCCGGAGGCGGCGGCACGCGCGGCCCCAACGGCGCGCCGCTCGCGAAGGACTGGCGCGAGCTCCCGACCGAGGAGCTGGCCGACATGGCCTGGAACTCGGCGCCCACCGGGGCGCCCGCATCCGAACCCAAAATCTGACGCTCGGGGGTGCGAGCCCCCACAGGAGATAGAACATCATGGCGGCACTCACCCTGCCCGAGGCGCTCAAGCGCACTCGTTCGCCCGCGATGGGCATGATCGCGAAGGCGATCAGCACGACCGACGCCTTCGGCGCCGTCGTGCCCTTCAAGCTGATCGACGGTACCGCCGAGCGCGTGGACCGCGAGGGCACCCTCCCCGACACCGCGTTCATCGCCGACGACGGCTCGACCGGCCTCGCGTCGTCGACCGGCACCGACGACGTGACGCACGTGCCGGTGCGGCGCATCGTGAGCGACCTCGACGTCGACGCGCTCGCCGACGACCTCACCGGACCCTCGCCGGGCAGCCAGCGTGGCCGTCAGGTGCAGAAGAAGGTCAAGGCGACTTGGCGCAAGATCAAGGACAAGCTCGTCAACGGCGCGCACGTCACGTCGCACACGCTGGGGCTGGCGACCAACCCCTTCAACGCGATCGACGCGATCGACTACGGCCCGTGGCTCGACTCGAGCCGCTTCGGCCCCGGCGCGATCAAGTACACGCACACCGGCACCCTCTGGCAGTTCCGCGCCCCCGGCGACGTCGACTATGGCACGGCGGTCGAGTGCGCGGCCGACGGCACCTTCACGTTGCGCTCGTGGAACGAGTCCAAGTTCATCATCGTCACGCTCGACGTCTCCGACGCGACGCAAAACGGTGAGACCTCGATCACGTTCTCCTCGACCTCGCGCGAGTTCGACGGGCTCATCGAGATGTGCGACCCCGGCCAGCTCATCGAGCCGGTGGCCGCCAACGGCGACGACTTCGCCCTGAACCTTCTCGACAAGATGATGCGCTACGAGAAGGTGAAGACGAACCGCGCCTTCATCATGCACACGGCGCTCGAGGAGCAGTTCTACTCCAAGATGCGCGCGCTCGGCGGCGCCGACATCCGGACCATGGCCATCCCCGGCTACGGTTCCGAGGTGCCGGTCTACCGCGGGATCCCGATCCTCGGGAACGACAACATCGGGCTCGACGAGACCGTGGGCACCACCACGGACGCGACGAGCATCTACCTCGCGAGCCTCGACACCGACGAGGGTCTCTACCTCGCCGCGGCGGGCGGCGCGAACTTCGACGCCGACGGTGACCCGCGCTCGCGCGTGGTCATGGGCTTCCGGATCGTCGACCTCGGCGACCTCGAGGCGGCCGACCACCGGCGCACCCGCGTGAAGTGGTACGGGACCCCCGTGCTGCGATCCAAGCTCGCGCTCGTGCGCAAGAGCGGCGTCAAGAGCTCCTGACCCCCACACCGGTGACCATGCTCAACCTCTCCGAAGTCCCCCGTGACGCGGACGGCCTGCCCCTCGGGGTCTTCCGACTGCGCCTCGGCACCGTGAACGAGACCTACCCGGGCGCGGTGTTCGTGGATGGGGTGGCGGAGCAGGTCACCGGGCTGGCCGTGCGCCGCATGGCCGAGGCCTTCGGGTCCCCTCTCGCGATCGAGCCGGGGGACGCCGAGACGGCCGAGGCCTGCGCGCGCGCCATCAACGCATCGACCGGGGACGGCGCGCGCGCGAAGAGCCTGCGCGCCCTCTACCCCAAGCGCGGCCGCAAGCGTGGCGCGCAGAAGACGAAGGCGGCATGACCGACACCGAGGCACTCACGCGACGCGACGAC